AATTCCAGATGCTGATGTTATATCTGAAATTTCTACATTTGTACAAGTAAAAAATAGTTATGAGGCAGATGAAGGATATCATGATGATTTAGTTATGCCTTTAGTATTGTTTTCGTGGGCAACCACTAGCAAATATTTTAAAGATCTTAGTAATATAAATATTAGACAAGTGATGTATGAAGACCAAATGAGGCAGATTGAAATGGATTTAACTCCATTTGGCTTCTTAGATGATGGACAAACAACGGGAGATGGTCTATTGGCCAACTTCTAAAACTGACTATATATAAATAAAGATAGACAAAGTTCTAATTTATTAATAACTCTCAAGGAGAATCACAATGCCTTTCGCACTATCTCCAGGTGTAACAATTGTTGAGAAAGATTTCTCATCTATTATTCCTGCTGTTTCAACTTCCGCTGGCGCGTTTGCTGGCGTGTTTTCATGGGGACCAGTGGCAGAGCCAACAACGGTTTCTTCCGAGGATGTACTGGTACAAACCTTTGGCGGCGCAAATGACTATAATTATAAGTCGTTTTTCTCCGCTGCTAACTTTTTAGCATATACCAACAATTTGATTGTTAATCGTATTGATACAGACGGCTTAAGAAATGCTGTATCTGCTGCGAGTGGTGAAGTTCTTAATGTCACATTTGCTACAGCAGGTTCTGGATACAAACCTGGACATGCAACTACCGTAACATTCTCAGCACCTGAAACAGTGGGTGGGACTAATGCAACTGGGCAAGTTATTCTTAGTGGCGGTATTGTTACTGGAATTAATATAGGTACTGGCGGTACTGGTTATGTTACAGCACCTACGATTACTATTAGTGCTCCTCAAGTTGAAGGTGGTCAAACTGCTAGAGCAACTGCAACTATCTCCGGTGGTGTTGTTACTGCAATCACATTAACATCTGGATACGCTGGTTCTGGTTATCTTACATCTCCTACTATCACTATTAGTGCACCACCAGTAGTTCCAGCACCTGGTGTAGCTAATGTAACGGCAACAGCAACAGCAACCATTGCAACTTCTTCTATTAGTAAAATTAGTATTACTAGTGGTGGTTCTGGCTATACATCAGCACCTACTGTTACAATCACAGCATTTAATACTGGTGACTTTGGCGCCGTAGTAGTTCCTACTACTGTAGCAGCTGTTATTTCTTCTCAAACTGGTGTTAAGATTAAAAATGCCGCAGATTATATTGCTAACTTCCGTGACTTCCAATCGTCAGTATATGGAATGTTTGCCGCTAGATATGCTGGTACTCTTGGAAATGGTATTTCTGTTGTTTTAGTAGATAAAGCAGTGTATACATATGCACTGGCAAATCCAGATAGTTATATTGTTGGAACTGAAAATAAAATAAAAGCTTCAGTGATTACTTCAAGTTTTAATGGAACTCCAGGCACTAGTGCTGCAGCAGCACTAAAGAGTATTGCAGATGATGAACTTCATGCACTAGTTCTTGATAATGGTCGTGGAACATGGTCGGGTACTCCATACACTATTCTTGAAAAATATTCTTATCTATCAAAGATTAAAGGTGTTACTCGCAGCGATGGTACTAATACATATTATCGTGATGCAATTAATGCTGGATCGAAGTATGTTTGGGTTCTAAATACTCCTAGTTCTGTTCAGATTAACGATCCGCAAAATGCAGATTGGAGTCAAAGCATTGATACTATTGCAACTGCTACAAATCTTCGCGATTTAAAGGCTGCACCAACTGCTGTTGTACTTGCTGGTGGTGTTGATGACTTCACTGCTACTGATGGTGAAACACAGGCAGCATTCTTACAATTCACCAACACTGACTTGTATGATGTCTCTCTTGTTATTTCTGGCGATGTAAGCGCAACTACTGCAAATGTTTTAATTAATAATTTAGCCGAAGCTCGTAAAGATTGTGTAGTGTTTATCTCTCCACGTAATAGTGATGGTTCTCCTATCATCATTCCTGCAACAGCTGTTACAAACATTCAAACATTTAAATCAGCATTAACTAGCAGTAGTTACGCCGTTTTAGATACTGGAGCTAAATATCAATATGATCGTTATAATGACACATATCGTTGGATTCCGCTAAATGCAGATATTGCTGGTCTATGTGCTCGCACAGATTACACAACAGATGCATGGTTCTCACCGGGTGGTTTTACTCGCGGTCAAGTAAAGAATGTAGTTAAGTTAGGTTTCAATCCAAGCCAAACAGAACGTGATAATCTTTACAAGGAAAGTGTTAACCCAGTTGTAACATTCCCAGGTCAAGGCACTATCCTTTACGGCGATAAAACATACTTAGCTAAACCAAGTGCATTTGATCGTATCAATGTGCGTCGTTTATTCATTGTATTGGAAAAAGCAGTTGCTACAGCCGCTAAGTATCAGTTGTTTGAATTCAACGATGACTTTACACGTGCTCAATTCCGTAATATAGTAGAACCATTCTTACGTAACGTGCAAGGTCGTCGTGGTATTATTGACTTTCGCGTTAAGTGTGATTCCACAAATAATACTGGTGAAGTTATTGATCGTAATGAGTTTGTTGCAAGTATCTTCATCAAGCCAAATCGTTCTATCAACTTTATTACACTAAACTTCGTAGCTGCTCGTTCAAGCGTAAGCTTTGACGAAATCGGCGGTTAATTTACAAAGGGAGACTAACCATCTCCCGATGAATAAATAAAAGAATAAAGGAGTCATAATATGGCAAACATTTCAGAATTTAAAGCACAACTTACTGGCGGTGGCGCTCGCGCCAATCAGTTCAGAGTTGTTTTAGCTTTCCCTGGTTTCGTGGGTTTAGGTGCAGTCGCTGGGTCACAAGCACAATTCCTATGTAACACTGCTCAGTTACCAGCATCTACTATTGAACCAATCTCTGTTTTATATAGAGGTCGTCCAGTTACTTTTGCAGGTGAAAGAACATTTGCACCTTGGACTGTTTCAATCTATAACGATACGAACTTTAACATTCGTAATGCTTTAGAACAATGGTCTAATGGTATTCAAGCCAATGCAGACACCAATGGTATCACCAATCCAGCAAACTATCAAGTCGACATGGCTGTGTATCAACTTGATCGTAATGGCGCAATCATAAAGACTTATGATTTCCATGATGCATTCCCAACTGAAGTTGGTGATATTGCTCTTGGATATGATCAAGGCAATGCGATTGAAACATTCAACGTAACGTTCCAATATAACTTTTGGACATCTGCTACTTCTACTGGTCGTGCTGCGGGTGGTACAAGTGTTAGTGTTGCAATTAACACACCGGTTGGTACAGTTCCAGTTTAAATAGAATCGATATATAATGAAAGTTTTTGGTTTTGAAATTCAGCGTAAGAAACAGCCTGAACCTTTATCAGTTATTGCTCCGTCGCAAGATGATGGTTCAACTGTAGTAACGTCTACTGCTGGGTATTATGCACATGTGATGAACATGGATGATACCATTAAGGGCGAAAACGACCTTATTCGCAGGTATCGTGAAATATCACAATACCCAGACTGCGACAGTGCTATCGATGATATAGCCAATGAAGCTATTGTTGCAGAAGAAGATCATGCTTCAGTTGAAATTGTTTTAGACGATCTAAAGGTTTCAGCTGGAATTAAAACCAAGATCACTGACGAGTTTAAGAACGTCATGACTCTTTTGAAATTTGATCAAAAGGGGCATGACATCTTTCGCAATTGGTATGTTGACGGTAGAATATATTATCAAATTCTACTCGATGAAACTAATCCAAAAAATGGTATCCTTGAATTGCGACCTGTTGATTGTCGTAAGATTCGTAAGATTAAGAATGTACGAAAAGAAAAGAATCAACAAGGTGTGGAGATCATTAAGAGTGTAGAAGAGTATTACTTATATAACGATAAAGGTATTACTGAATCTACTACACAGGGAATTAAACTTCCCGTGGATTCTATTCTCTACACTCCATCAGGAGTTGTAGACCAAAATACAGGTCTTATGCTATCATACTTGCATAAGGCCATTAAGTTAGTGAATCAGCTTAAGATGATGGAAGACTCTCTAGTCATCTATCGTATTAGTAGAGCACCAGAACGTAGAATTTTCTATGTTGATGTTGGTAATCTACCAAAGCAAAAGGCAGAACAGTACGTCAATGATTTGATGAATAAGTTCCGCAACAAGGTTGTTTACGATGCAACTACCGGCGAAGTCCGAGATGATCGTAAACACATGTCCATGATGGAAGACTTTTGGATGCCACGCCGTGAAGGCGGTAAAGGTACAGAAATTACAACACTTCCTGGTGGACAAACCCTTGGTCAGATTGAAGATATTCAGTTTTTTCAAGAAAAGTTATTTCGAGCATTGAATGTTCCAATGAGTCGTTTAAAAGGCGATGGTGGATTCAATATGGGTCGTTCATCGGAGATTACTCGCGATGAGATTAAGTTTACTAAGTTTGTTTGGAGAATCCGCAATAAATTCTCCAACTTATTCCTTGATGCTCTAAAGATTCAGCTTGTTGTTAAAGGTGTGATCAATATTGAAGATTGGCCCGAAATGATGCAACAAATTCGGTTTGACTTCATGAAGGACAATCACTTTGCAGAGATCAAAGAAAATGAGATTATGCAGGGTAGAATCAATTTACTAACTTCATTAGATCCATTTGTTGGAAAATATTATTCTCCAACTTATATTAAACGTAAGGTTCTTATGCTTAATGATGAAGATATTGAAGAGATTGATGCAGAGAATGAAACACATAACGCAGATAAACAAGCTAGCGAAGTAAATGATATGATGGTAAAAGGACAAGCCCAAGCCGATATCAATAAAATGCAAGATACTGGAGATAAAAAATGAGTACACGTGATTTAGTAGATGCTTTAATTTCAGGCGATTCAATTGAGATTGAAAATGTCTTTGATGCTACTATGGCTGAAAAAATGTCATCTAGTTTAGACACTTATAGAGTTCAACTAGCACAATCTATGTTTAACCCTGCTGTAGCAGTCGAAGATTTAGAATAATCTCTATTTGATGATAAATATAATCAATAAGGAACTAATATGGCAGTCGTTAAAAGCTTTTTAAAATTAACAGAAACAGATTGTGTAGTTAAAGTCGCAGGTACTGCTGCTTCTGCAACCATTACTTTAGCAACTGATTTGCTTCGTTCAACTGAAGCACTTACTGCTGGTGGAACTCCAAGAGTTGTAATTACTGGTCTTACTTGGACTGGTGACGTATCAGGCGTTATAAGCATTGTTCGCAACGGCGTTATAGTATTCACTCTTGTTTCCAGCGCTACTGGGCAATTAGATCTAAGTGGACAGTTTACGGTTCCAGATAACACAGAAGCAACGTCTAATATTGTTGTTACAATCAGTGGAGGTCAAGCTGAACTGATGATGCGCTTACAAAAAGTAGCTGGTTATTCAAGCAAGATTGAACCTTCAGAGTTTAGTGTATACGATAACACCTCGGCGGTAGGAAGCTAATTATGTATCTAATTAAAGAAGTTGTAGAGACCTGTACACTAGTTACCGAGAACACCGGTAAGGGTAAAGAATATTTTATTGAAGGTGTATTTCTTCAATCAGAAGTCAAGAATCGTAACGGACGCATGTATCCAGAGTCTACAATGGATAAAGAAGTTGCACGTTATATGCTTGAAAAAGTAGGTAAGAATACCGCTTATGGAGAACTTGGTCATCCAGATTCTCCAACTATCAATCTAGATAGAGTATCACATATGATTGTTGATCTTCGTAAAGAAGGCACTAACTATATTGGTAAAGCAAAGATCATGGAAACACCAATGGGTAATATTGCACGAAGCCTTCTTGAAGGTGGAGCAAATCTCGGTGTTTCAAGTAGAGCACTTGGTTCACTTCGTATGAATAAGGAAGGTATACAAGTTGTTCAAGACGATTTTATGTTGTCAACGGCAGCAGACATCGTCGCAGATCCTTCAGCACCAGATGCTTTCGTAAGAGGTATTATGGAGTCAGCGGAATGGGTTTTTGTCGATGGACGCTTTGAACAAAAGCATATTGAAGAATCTAAAAAAGAAATTCTTAATGCGCCAACAAAGCGTTTAAATGAAGTTTCCGTAAAAGCATTTCAGAAATTTCTGAATTCTATTAAGTAATAAATAAATAATCTAGTTTAGGAGAATAAACAAATGTCTATCGAACAAAAAATTGCCGACCTTCTTGATGAATCAAAGAAGTTGCA